CTGCTACAGCTAAGTCAACAGTTGTAGAGTTATCGGCAACTAAAATACCACCTATACCATCAGTTGATTCAAATTTAGCAACAAAGTTTGCTGTGCCACCATTAATGTGTAATTTACGACTTGGCGAACTCGTTCCGATGCCGACGTTGCCTGAGCTGTCTATTCGTAGTCTTTCAGCACCATTATTGAACAACCTAAAGTTACCAGCTCCATTATTTTTTATAATCCCATCTGTGCCTGATGTGGCTATCTGCATAGAATTATCAGAAGCTACAAAGTTTACTGCTACTGCTGCATCTGAACTAGTAAAAGTTGCTGCTGTGTCTGTTGTGCCTGAATTGACTGCTAATGAACCAGTAACATCTATACCTGTTGAGGTTGTGGCTAGTTTTTGTGATGCATTATGATAAACACCAACACCACCACCTGAATTTGCAATTAGCATTGTATTAGCAGAGCTATCTTGCAGTCTAAATTCAGTACCACGAACTATTAAGTTACCTGTACCTTTTTCCCAGATATAACTATTAGACCCATCGTGATATATTTCTAAATCTTGACTAGCACCTAGTCTAATCTTTTCGTTGTCGCCTAGGTCTATTTGGTCGGCATATACCACACCATCTATGTATAAGTCTTTCCATTCCTGTGAAGAACTGCCGAGGTCATAAGTATTGTCATCGTCTGGTATAATGTTTGAATCTATATCAGCTCCGAAAGAAACTGTGTCGGTATTAGCATTACCAAAGGTTAGATTACCGTTGATAGTTGCGTTACCGGTGACTGTTAGATTATTTGCTATAGTAACATCACCACCAGAAGCTATTGACATTCTTTCAACATCATTTGTGTAAAACTTTAAACCATGAGCTGTTGCAACTCTAACTTCACCACCGTCAGATGAATTAACTCCCACCAACATGCTTCTATTAGCACCATCAGTGCTAACAAATCTTGCCCTACTACTTGTTGCGTGTGTTAAATGAAGTATTTCACTTGGCGAAGTAGTTCCAATACCAAGACCCACATCAGTTAATCTCATGCGTTCTGTTGTGTCTTGTTTGAATATATGGTCTCTACTTGCTGCAGCTGTGGTATATGTTAAATGACTGCTGTTTGAAGAAATACTTGCAGAAGTGCTAGTGTCACTATCAGTAAAAGTAATTTTTGGCACATCGTCTGTTATGGTTATATTGTTACTTGCAATAGTACTTGAAGCTGTGATTGCACCAGAGACTGCTAAGCTTGATAGAGTACCAAGACTTGTGATATTTGTTTGGGCTGCAGTTAAAACAGAGCCTGTTAGATTTCCTGAAACATTACCAGTCACATCTCCTGTGACATTACCTGTTAAAGGTCCTGAAAAAGCTGTTGCTGTTGCTGTGCCTGTGATAGTAACTCCACCACTAGCTGTGGTTAGTTTTAAAGAGTTGTCAAAATATAATTTAGCAGTACCTGTTTCAAATGATGCCATCAATGCAGATGTATCATTTCTTCTTATAAATAAAGAATTTGAAACATCAAAATAAAAATTACCTGTGCCTGTTTCTTTTAATCTACTATGACTACCATCGTGATAAATCTCTAAATCATTACCAGTACCAAAGTAGGCTTTGGAGTTGTCTGGGAAGTTTAGGTGGTTACTACCAAATGTCCAATAGTCATTAGTTTCATTCCATAGTAGTGAGACATTAGTTGACGTACCTCGTTCTATTTCAATCCCACCATTCTGTGATGGTGTTCCTGTCTCATCTGAATTAAGGACAATGATGTTATCACCGATATTAACTTCGTTACTGTTGACTGTAGTTGTTGTGCCAGAGACAGTTAGGTTACCACCGACAACAACGTTGCTTGTCGTAGTTACTGTCGTAAAGGTACCGGCTGCTGCTGAGTTAGCTCCAATGACTACACCGTCTATTGAGCCACCATTAATATCTGCAGTGTCGGCTACTAAGCTATCTATGTTAGCTGTGCCGTCTATATATAAATCTTTAAATTGTAGAGAAGAAGTACCTAAATCTATATCATTAGTTAAAGTAGGAACTATTGCACCGTTTGCAATATAAAGTTGTTGTACTGAACTACTTGAATCATCTATCCAAAATTCTATGTGGTCATTAATAGTATCTATTAAGACTTTGTTGAGGGGTGTTACTACTCCAGCATCACCTATTAAACCTATGACTGGACCTTCAGCAGCTGTACCATCGTGTTTGTGTCCTGAAGTATTACTAAATACTGTTAATAACTGGTCATATTCATTATTGAATAATGCTGCGGTAATGGTATCGCCATCACTAAATGTACTTTGTCGAATATATCCTGCCATGTTTTATCTCCTGCCTGAAGGTATGTAATCTACATAAAATCCATTCACAATATAAGGTGCGTTTGAATCATTACTTGAGAATCTAAAATTGTTACTGTGTCCGCTACCTACTAGTGATTCTCTAACTAGTGGTTGCTCTGCTGCTCCAAATATTGCTGAGCCAAATACCGAATTACTGAATGTTGACGGTGCTGGTACTGAGTCTAATAAAATACTATCTGGTTGTGGTATATCAAGATTACCAAAATCAAACTTAACTGTTAGTGTTGGCTGCACATTACCTTCTGGAGTAATGGACATTTTAATATAATGCAAAGTTTTTAGAGTACCAAAGTCACCATAATCATAATCTGGTGTTTCATATATAGCATTTATGTTAGTACCATCAAAACTATGACCAACATCATGTGTATAAACATAGCCATTAGTATCACCATGATAGTAAACTTCAACACCATTTTGGTCAAAGTTTGAATTAACGTCAGTTACTTCCAAACCTTTAGTCTCAGACCATTGAAAACCGTTTGGTCTTAGTGTACCTATAATGCCTTCTTGAGCTGAATTAACTGATAAAGGATTAGAATAATACAAACGATATTGTGACTTTTCTCTGATAACTAAACTAGTAATAGTATATTCATCAACATTTCTAGCTAATTCACTAAGTATAGGTTGTATTTGTTTTGAGATAGTACCTAACTCAACGTCACCAATTCTTGCTGTACCAGCTACAGTTCTGATACCGTCTGGTGCTAAAAATATTAAATCACCGCCAATTTCTTGAATACTGTAACCACTTAAGCAACCTACGTTATCTGTAATCGGGTCTACTCTTTCTCCAGCATTTAAACCTAAACCTATGTTAATGTGTTTGTGAATACTGTTTTCACAAAATAAAATTAAATCTTCACGGAAACCTTTAATACCTACTATTTGGTCAGCTAAAGTATTACTACCACCAGAAGAAAAATTATCAAAATCATTTAAACCAGAAAAGAATACTGTGTTTAAATTATCAGCAACTCCTGCTGCTACTAATCTACTATCATGCACAGTAATAAATTTAACTGCTTTATTATTTGTAACATTAATTTCTGCAGCAAAGAATGTTCTAGTATTTAAGTTACCTGTGCCTTCCATACGAAAGCTATAAATTTTATTAGCTCCGTCAGCTATAAATAGTTCACCGTAATTAAATGTTGCACCTTCAGCTAAAGCAAAAGCACATTGACCTTGATTAGTTCTATTTAAAACACTACGACCTGTAAAGTCTGTATAGTTATCACCACTACCTGAAACTGAACTTCGATTTATCTGTAACCAATTAGCTCCATCATTACTAAAGTAAATATCATCACTAACACAAGCAATAACTCCATCAGCATAAGGAAAAACTCCTAAAATAGTAGCAGGGCTTCCTGCAGGATAAGAAGGTGTAACATCACCAACTTTATATTTTGTATAGCCATTAATTCTGCGATAGCCACCTTCAATAGAGACTTCAAAGTTTTGTAATCTTGTTGCTACTCCCGGGGTTTTTAATAAATCAATAGAGTTTGATGAGGTTACAAGACCACCATCACATGCAACTGTATAAGGTTGAGAACGTGCCATGAATTAAAAATATGTTCTGTCGTCTGTCATTGCCCTAGGTGTTGGGTTAATTAAATTAGACTTCATACGTTTCATTGCTTTCTTATAATCATCTAAAGCAAAAGCAGCTTGTTGAGGTGACTCTTTAAACTGCCATACATAATATCTAACCCTAGAAGTAATAACATTTGTATATTGTTCTGGGAGGACTACTGTGTCGCCATGTGCTGATAAGGCTGTCGGTTTAACGTAAGCATAAAAATGCACATTGTAAACTTTATCAGGTATAGGACTTAGTCCAAATTTTCTATTGTCTGGAGATTTAATAACGTGTCTAGGTTCTCCATAACCTTGTGTGTCTGCATCATCAGCATTTTCACTATCTCGATAATATCTTTTCCAATCTGCATTGTTTAAAAACTTTAAACCTTGTGAGACATACGGAGCTGATTCACCACTTACCCCAATAGTTGTCAGATAAAAATCATCCCAATCTATTGAAGCATAGTCTGTGGTAATACTAGAACTACCAGATTTTAAAACATACCATCTAGTTCCAGCTGTGGTTGCTACTGTAACATTACCATAAAAGGGGTCAGAAGCTCCACTGAGTCCAGCAGCAAAAAAAGGTAGTTGAGGTTCTTCATTAGCAATATCAAAGATTGCTTTATTGACTGTATCTTTAACAAAAGCTTGTAAACCTTTTGCACTACCAAAAGTTGAAGAAGTTAAAGGAACTTCATTAAGCTCTCTTAAGACTTCATTAGTAATATCTAAATATGTTGTTGCCATTATTTTTTATGTTTTTTTTGTATTTCAAAGTTTGCTGACATACTTGCTCCTTTATGAGGAACAAACTTGCCTGAATGTTTCATAAGCTTGTAAGATTTACCAGCTTTCATCCAGTGATAACC